AGAGACAAGCGCAACCCGACCGAGTACGTCCTCGGCACCGGGCACGTGCGGTTCTTCTACGACAAGGGCCTGTTCCTCCTGACGAGGCAGCGCGAGCTGGTGGCCGAGATGCTCCGGCGCGGCTTCAACCCGCAGCACCGCGACCCCGGGGCCTTCATGCCGATCGACATGGACCCCTGGCGCATGATGGACTGGACGCCCGACCAGCACGCCCTGGCCCTGAACCGGTCCCTCATCGCCGAGCGGATCGATGGCATGCGGGCCAGCGCTTCTGCGGCATAAGGACCTGGCATGCAGGCAACCCTATAGGAGAACCCCATATGGGCCTGGTACCCACCCAAGACACGGCCTACGAGCCGCACGACGAGGTGACGCTCGTCGCGCCTGAGGCCTTCCACATCCGCCTCGTCTACGAGGACTGGACTGGCGCGCAGCAGGAGCGGACCTTCGGTCGCGGCACCTGGCCCTGCAAGACGACGAAGCTGCTCGGCTACCGCACGATGGACCCCCAGGACTCGGCTGGCTGGAGCGCCGTGCAGGACCTGGCAGACCTGGGCCACTCGGCCGAGTTCTCGGTCGGCAAGTCCCTCGAGCAGACCTTCCCCACCCAGATGCGGCGCGCACGCTGATGGGACCGATCCTGCCGCTCGTGCCAGGTCCGACCAACCGCAAGCGGGGCCAGCGTCGGGCCCTGACGTTCCTTGGAGCCATGCTGCTCTCGACAGCTCTGGGTGCACCGGAGCTGGGCGTCCTGACCGGCCTCATGCTGCTGCTCGACGATCTGATCGACGCACGGCCTTAGGACACTCCCCCGGGCTGCCGTACGGTGGCCCAGGGCTCTCGACGGCTTACCTCCAGGCAGTCGACGCGCTATGGTCCGAGACGAACCGTACGGACCCCCAGGAGGATCACACCATGCAAGCACGTGACGCGCAGCTCCTGCTGCAGAAGGCCAACTACTACGACGGAGCCATCGACAACGACCCGGGCCCCAAGACAATGCGGGCGGTCGAGGTCGTCGGCGACAACCGTGGAGGCTGGCCTACCGCCTGGGGGCAGAAGCGCCGGATGATCGCGGCAGGCCAGGCAATCCTCGACGCCATGGGCTTCGAGCCTGGCACGGTCGACGGCTTGGCGGGGTACAACACGGAGCAGGCGCTGACCGCCTTCTATGAGACCCAGGCCGGACGCAAGCCCACCTTCGAACGGCCCAAGCCGAGCGCGCCGACGTCGAGCGCGGACTGGCCCGTCAACAACACCTCCGCCTTGACCCGGTTCTACGGCAAGCCCGGATCGTCCGCAGCCACCCAGGGCAAGGTGCGCCTGCCGATCGCGTTCCCGATCGCCTGGGACGGCACCCAGCACATCAACTCCTACAGCTGCCACGCCAAGGTCGAGGACGAAATGACCCTCATCTGGCAGCGGGCGGTCAACCACTACGGCGAGACCGAGTTCCGGCGCCTGAGGCTTGACCAGTACGGCGGCTGCTTCAACGACCGGTCCATGCGGGGCGGCTCGCGCAAGTCGACGCACGCCTGGGGCATTGCCTACGACGTCGACCCGATCAAGAACCAGCTGCGGTGGGGACGCGACAGGGCCCTCCTGGCACGGGCCGACTACGTGCCATTCTGGAACATCGTCGAGGGCGTCGGTGCGACGTCCCTGGGGCGTGCGGCAAACTATGACTGGATGCACTTCCAGTTCGCTGACCAGACCTGAGGCCAACACACTGGCTTACAGCGCCTGCATTCGGTGACATGCTGGCGCCATGACACAGGATGCCAACATACCCGCCGAAGACCGTCTCCGAGAGGCCCGCAAGCAGCAGGCCATCGGGGGCATGGCTCGTCACGGCACCCAGCGGATGGCCGCAAAGGCTGCCGGGGTGTGCCGCTCCACGATCCAGAACTGGCTCGGCGAGGACGAGGACTTCCGCAAGGCCATGTTCGACGCCAAGGAGGATCACGTCGACACAGCCCTCGAGGCCATCTACGAGCGCGGCGTGGTCGGCGACGAGCAGCTGGTGTTCCACCAGGGCGAGCCGATCGCCAAGCGCGACCCGGACACCGGGGAGAAGATGCTCGACGACGACTTCGAGGTGATCTACTGGACCCGCACAGTCAAGTCCGACCAGCTGCTCCTGGCCTTCGCCAAGGCGCACCGCCAGGAGTACCGTGACAAGGGCGAGCTGGCCCTGACTGGACCCGACGGCGGGCCGATACAGCAGGACACCAACGTGACCGTGACGCTCGTGCGTCCAGAGCCCGTCGACTTCGAGAAGAAGGAGGCGGAGTTCCTCGCACGGCAGGAGGCCGAGGCCGCTGCCTTCGAGGAGAGCCAGTCCGAGGAGGGCTAACGATTGCCGGCCCTTTCAATCCCTGAAGCGTTCGAAGGACTACTTGACCCTGCCCGCCACAAGGCCTTCCACGGCGGGCGCGGCGGGGCCAAGTCGCACTCCATGGCCGACGTCCTGGTCGCCAGGGGCTACGAGCGCAAGGACTTCCGGTGGCTGTTCGCTCGCGAGATACAGAACTCCCTCAACGCGTCCGTGAAGCAGCTGCTCGAGGACAAGATCAAGGCCCAGGGCCTGGGTCCGCGTGAGGACGGTGGCAACGGGTACTATCGCATCACCGACCGCAGCATCACCGGAGGAGACGGGCGCACCGAGTTCCTGTTCGCCGGTCTGCGCTCGAACCCGGACAGCGTGAAGTCGATGGAAGGCCTGGACGGGGCCTGGGTCGAGGAGGCCAACAAGGTCTCGCAGCGTTCCGTCGGTCTGCTCACGCCCACCGTCCGGAAGCCAGGCTCCGAGCTCTGGTGGTCCTGGAACCGCACCAACATCAAGGACCCCGTGGACAACATGTTCCTCGGCGGCAAGGCCCCACCGCGCTCGCTGATCCGCAAGGTCGGCTGGCGCGAGAACCCGTGGTTCCCGGACGTCCTGTTTGAGGAACTGCTCTGGGACAAGGCGCGCGACCGGGACAAGTACCTCCACGTCTGGGAGGGCGAGCCGGTCACCATGTCCGAGGCGCGGGTGTTCAAGAACTGGCGCACTGAGGACATCGACCACCTGGTGCCGAGTGGCTGCGTCGCCCGCCTGGGCGCAGACTGGGGCTTCGCGAACGACCCGACCGTCCTGGTCGCCGTCTACGTCTTCGGGCGGACGATGTACATCCGCAAGGAGAACTGGAAGCTCAAGCTCGAGATTGACAACACGCCCTCCTTCTGGGCCGGCAACGACTACCGCGAGGACGATCCTAGGTGGGCCAACCCGATGGGCTTCCTGGGCATGCGCGACCCGTTCGGCAACGGCGCTCCGCTGGCCTACAACAACCGGGTCGTGGCGGACAGCGCGCGCCCCGAGATTATCTCCTACATGAACAAGCGGGGCTTCAATGCCGTGTCCTCGAAGAAGGGCCCGAACTCGATCGTCGAGGGCGTCGAGTTCATCAAGTCCTTCGACGTCGTGATCCACCCCGAGTGCCAGCACGTGATCGACGAGTTCACCCACTACAGCTACGAGGTCGACCCGATCACAGACGAGGTCCTGCCGAAGCTGAAGGACAAGAAGAACCACACGATCGACAGCGTGCGCTATGCCCTGGAGGGCGTCCGTCGGGCGACCAGTGGGCGCATCGGAATGTCCGCGCCCGAGGTGATCGCCCTCGAGGACTAGTCTCCCCTCGTCAGCAGGAGCATGTAGTGCGCGAAAGTCATTCGGGTCTGATGGACACGGATGGCCTCCATCATCTCCACGTGCGTCTCGTCGTACGGCCCCCTCTTGCGCCACTTGACCCGCTCGACCTGGGGCGGCAGCGTGTGGTCTACCACAACGTGCTCCCCGTCAGGCTCGCTCGTCTCGTCGAAGGTCACGGCCTCGATGCCGTCGACCTCCACCGTGCCAAGCACCTCAGGGTAGTCCGGGTAGAAGAAGCCCTGGACCTGGGCGTGGTACGGCTCCATCTCACGCTCCGCACGGCACCAGAGAACTGGGTCGAACTGTATCGGCGCCGGTTCGGCTTGTGCCTGTGCTGCCACGGTCGCCGAGAGCAGTTCCAGCTGCTCCGCGGCCTCGATCGTGAGCGGGACGCCGACCTCCCTGAGGCGGTCGACGAGTGGCGGTTGCTCGTAGCTCACAGCTCCAGCCTCCCGTCGCTCTCAGCGGTGTCCCACGCGATGAAGTGGTAGGTCCCGTGCTCCTTCACCATGCGGAGGTTGAGGCCGTGGTTGCGGGCGTTCTCCACGACGGCGAACGACCGCTCACGCCACAGGGCGGGGTTACGTTGTATCCACGCCTCCTCGAACGAGGTGACGGTCTTAACGGTCTTCGCTGCCCGTTCCAGGCGTGCCGCCTGCAGGTCGCGGACGACCTGGTTCTGGGTCTGTGTCATGTCTTCTCTCCTCTACGCTCGAGCTCGGCACGGCTGGCCGCCCGTAGCTTGCTGATTGCCTCGTTGTCGCGGTCTGACCACTTGCCCGCCGCCTCGTCGTACTCCGCAAGCTTGGCGCGGAGCTGGTCGGGGGTGGCCGCAGCCACCCACCTTTGTACCATGTCGCCCATCAGTCCATGCGCGACCCCACGGTTGTGGTCACGCCCCCTTCCTCGAGGACGGCCGCGAAGGCGTGAGCCGCCGCACGGAAGGTCTCCATGCGCTGCGTCGTGTTGAGGCCAGGGCACCACCACGTCCACCCCTTCGGGTAGCCCTTGTTGCCGTAGCGCGCGCTGGTCGCCTCGGGGTCGCCCTCGTCGAGCGCCTCGCGGCAGTGGCGCACGAGGGGCTCCGTGCCGCTGACGGTCACCCACGCAAAGCCGCATGGGAACCACGTGGTCGCCTCTGCCTCGGCCTTGACGGCAGCCTCGAGGGCTGCCGTGTGGGCCTTGTCAATGAGGGCCTCAAACGCGAGGTCGCGTGTGTCGCTGCTCATGCCCACTTCTCCATGTTGCCGACGAGGCACTCTGCCACGTCGCTTGCCTCGGTGGTGCGCCACGGTGCGCCCCACACGTCGACGTAGTGGATGCCGCCCGTGCTGTCGTTGTGGCTGAACTTGGCGTCCACGACGCGGTAGTCGCCGGACTGGGCGAGCAGGTCGCCGTCGTGGTCGGTGACGATGCGGGTCGGGAGGGCGCGGTCGAACTTTGCGATTGCGAGCTTCATGGTCTTGTCTCCGCTGGTTGGTTGGCGTCAATAGAGATAGGATACGCCAGGACGGAGGGGATGTAAACGCCCCTCATGCAGTTTTCCCGTAAAAACTTCAACGGTCCCGGAACCAGCATCTGCGCGCTATGCTGCGAGGCAACTGTGACCCACTGAAACCCATGAAAGGAGCGGCTCATGGCGAAGCCCCTTGACGCCTTCGGGTCCTTCTTCCGCCGCAAGAAGGCCTCTCCGACGGAGACGGTCGGCGCGCCTGGCACGGCAGTCTACGGCGGCTACCTGCAGGTCGAGGAGAAGAACCCCAACCTGGCGAACCCTGACGAGCGCTACAAGACGTTCTCCGAGATACTGGCGAACACCAGCATCGTCGCAGCGGGCACCCGCTACTTCCTGAACCTGGTCGCAAAGGCCGAGTGGCAGTTCGTGCCGTCCGAGGACGACACCGAGGGCGAGTGGGCGAAGCTGGCCGAGGAGCTGCTCACCAAGGACCCCAAGACGCCCTGGCACCGCGTCGTCCGTCGGGCCGCTATGTACCGGTTCTACGGCTTCAGCATCCAGGAGTGGACGGCCCGGCGCCGCGACGACGGCAAGTTCACCTTCGCTGACATCTCCCCGCGCGCCCAGTCGACCATCACCAAGTGGGACCTGCTCGACGACGGCGACGTCCAGGGCGTGGTGCAGACCAGCCCGCAGAACAACCAGGACCTCTACCTGCCCCGGCAGAAGCTCCTTTACATCGTCGACGACACCCTGTCCGACAGCCCGGAGGGCCTCGGTCTGTTCCGTCACCTGGTAGCGCCGTCCGCGCGCCTGGCGCGGTACGAGCAGCTCGAGGGCTTCGGCTTTGAGACAGACCTGAGGGGCATTCCGGTCGGCCGCGCGCCGTTCACCGAGCTGGCCGAGAAGGTCCAGGCGGGCGAGATAACCGACGCGCAGCGCAAGGCCATCGAGGCCCCGCTCCGTGACTTCATCAAGAACCACGTCAAGAGCGCCAAGCTCGGCATGCTCCTGGACAGCATCGCCTACGAGAGCAAGGACGAAGCCGGTCGGCCGTCGTCCATCCAGCAGTGGGGCGTGGAGCTGCTCAAGGGCAGCGCGACGTCGTTCGCGGAGAACGCGGCGGCCATCGAGCGCATCAATCGCGAGATTGCCCGTATCCTGGGCGTCGAGCAGCTGCTGCTGGGCGAGAACGGTGGCTCGTACGCCCTGAGCGGCGACAAGACCAGCTCGTTCTTCCTGCTCATCGACAGCGCCCTGACCGAGATACGCGAGGCCGTCGCCGACGACCTGCTCAAGACCATCTGGCAGCTGAACGGCTTCCCCGAGGAGATGATGCCCGAGCTCGAGACCGAGGCGCTTCAGCACACCGACGTGGCCCAGATCGCGCAGACCCTGCGTGACATGGCGACGGCCGGCGCGGTGCTGGACCCGAACGACCCCGTGATCGGCGAGGTGCGCGGCCTGATGGGCGTCAGCCGTCCGCCGGTCGTCCGCACCGTGGAGGACGACACCGACGCGTCGCTGAACGGCGGGACCGAGGGCGAGCCGGACGACCCCGAGGAGGACCTGCCGGACGACGAGACCCAGGAGGGACGCACATGACCATCACGACCATCACCATCGGCGCTGTCGACTACGTGGCCAACGCCAGCGTCGCCGAGGCGGACGCCTACCTCGCGGTGGACGCCACCCGGGCGGAGACCTGGGTGGCCCTGACGGCCGACCAGAAGGGCGCCAAGCTCGTCCAGGGCACGCGCCGCATGAACCTGCTCGCCTGGAAGGGCGAGAAGACCGGCGGCGACACCCAGGTCGACGCCTGGCCCCGCACCGGCGTCACGTACGCCTCGGGCAACTCGGTCAGCACGACCGAGGTGCCGCAGGGCGTCGAGGACGCGACGATCCTCCTGGCTGGCTCCATCGCGCTCGACGCCGAGGTTGGTGACAGCGGGTCTAGCGGCACGAACGTCAAGCGCGTAAAGGCCGGCAGCGCAGAGGTCGAGTTCTTCCGGCAGCAGACGGGGGTCCCCCTCCAGGACGAGACGGCCTACAATCTCGTGAAGCAGTTCCTCGCAGCCTCCGGCGTTGCGGCCTCGGCGGTTGGACCGTACGCCAGTGGCACAGACGCGGAGAGCTCGTTTGCAGACATCGACCAATGGGGACGCTACCGCGGCTTCCCGTAAGAAAGGAGCCAGCACATGGCCAAGCTGTTCGGCATCGACATAGCCAAAGAGGTCAACCGGGGCATCGCCAGCGCAGGCGGCGTCCTGCCCGGTGTCCTGACCGTCTCGACCTCGGGCACCCGCACGCCCGGTGACCTGACCGGTGGCACGAACCCCTCCTCTGTCACCAAGGCCTTCCGCGGCTTCGTCGAAACCGAGGGCGACCGCCGTCCCGGCTCAACTGTCGCCGGCAGCATGGCGGTCGTCACGATCCTGGGCGCCTCCGTCCAGGACGGCGTCGTGCCCGAGGTGAACATGGAGGTCAACATCGAGGGCACCGACTACTCATTGGTCGA